TCAACTCTTGTGATTACAACATCATGCAACATTGGTGTTGGTGCATCTTCGATCTGTTGTAGCAACATTGGATCTTGAGTTTGCTCTTTTAGTTTTTCTTTTTGTTCTTCAGCGAATGTATCTTTGTACTCTGAATGTTCTTTGACCTCCACACCTGCTTCATCAATAAGCATGGTGTATTCATCATCACTTAATTTTTCATAAGTTTCTTGTTCACGTTTTTCTGACGTGTCCCAATATATTTTTGCAATACCGTTTTTCTGTATTAGTGCATCTTTAAACATTGTGTATAAAGAAACAAAACCATCATTATCTTTATTGAACACATAGTTAAGATAGTCAGTAGCTTGTTTTGCAACTTCTTCATCTTCTGCTGAAACTGGATCACATCTTACAACATCATCACTTGCTGCAAATGTTCTCAATAATGTAGGTAGTATGCTTTCAATAACGTCACTAACATCTGTTGAAACTACTTGTGATCTGCCTTCTTGTTCGTTTCCAAAGGGTTCACCGAAGTAATATTCAAGTGATTTTTGTCTTTGGTTCGTAATATCAGAACCAATATATCCAAGTGAAGAATGAATTTCTGATTGCAGTACTGCTGCAATTTCTGGTTCTGTTAAGGGTTTTCCTTTTGCCATTATACTATATACCTTGTATCAATATTTATTTCTGTTGTCCATTGACTTGCAGTACCAGGATCAATCGCACATCCATAACGAAATGCGTCTGCTCCATGTGAACTCCAGTCATGTAGAGGTTTATTTTTAAATGTTTGCATTTTATCATCATAATCTTTTCGATATTGACGCAAACATTCAATACCAACCTTGCAACGGTTTCTGTCAAACCAACACTGATCTAGCGTATTTCTTACCGACTCGATACCATGTTGTATTTCTAACTTAGGACAAACATCAAAATTTATCCCTAATTCTTGTGCAACTTCTAATCTGGATTTACCAGTTCCAAGTTCACGTGCCACAATATCGTGTGGTGCGATGTGTCTACCATAATTGTAGGCTTTGTCTTCCAAGATATTCGCATAATGTGCAAGACTTTCGCCTGATGTTTCGTAGTAGTCTATTAAATGTATTTCGTTTCCTACACGTTGTGCAAACCAAATAGCAGTTGAATCACCGATCCCTAAATCCCACCATGTTTCTACGTCTATGTTTTGATCGTATTCTACTTCTACTATTCGATTTTCTTTCTCAGCTTTTTGTATCTGCTTACCATAGTAAGATCCTGATACAGCAGCTTGGAAACTACATTCAAATTCTTGTTCGTATTGATCTTCTGGCATCGTATAACGTGCCTCTTCAAGCTCATCTGCATCAATAACACCTGTTTCTGATGCTCTGTATAATACAGCTTTCCAATCTCCACCTCTTCGTTTGGCAAGGTCATACACATCCCAAAATTGGTTGTGACCCATAGGTGTACCAATAAATATCACATAACCTAGTTTGTCTGACACAGCAGGTCTAACAACTTCAGTCCATGTTCTAGGAGACATCAAAGCAAATTCATCCATAACAACTCCATCAAATCCTAGTCCACGTAGTGCATCTGGGTTGTCTGCTCCAAAGATTTGTATTCTAGAACCATTCCAAAGATCAATCTTTAGTTCTGTTTCGTGTCTACTACCACCTAATGTCATAAGTGGTTGTGTGTACTCTTTGAGATAGTCAAACGCTACGTTTTTACCTTGTCGGTACGTAGGAGCTATGTATGCAAGTCTTGAATTTTTTTTTGCAAGTGCTGTTTTGATTAAATGATTTATCGCAAATACAGTTTTGCCAAACCTACGATGACAACAAATTACGTTAAATCTTTTTAGTTTGCTATGTAATTCTTTTTGTAAGGGTCGTGGTTTGTAAGGTATTTCAATCTTCAAACTATTCCTTCCATTTAACTTCTATCTCTAATGGTTCGTCTTTATCGCCCTGTACCTTCTGGTCAACAGAGGCTAGTCGTGGATGTACGAATGGTGCAGCTTTTTCAGCAGCCCACATCTTCTTCTCAGGTGATGTTTTTTTGTCGTTCAAGATGTTCAGCATATACTCTAAAGGTGTTTTACTACCTTTTTTAAGCATTGCATCTAATCTTTGATGCTTAGTTCCTGCGGTGACACCTCTAGGTCTACCTGCTCCTGGTCTTTTTCCACCTTTTTGCATTATGCAAACGATACCATAAATGTTACAAGAAAAATGGCTGCTAATATGGCTATGGTGTAATCTTTAATATCCCATAGTTCATAACTTTGTAACCATTTAACTACTTCGTTTAGTTTCTTCATGCTTTTCTCCTGTTACCATAAATTTTTTTCATTAAATCACCGATTGATGCGGTTGAATATTTCTTTTGTACGCCTTTTCCAAGTACACCCTTTTGGTCAAAAAACATATTTTTTCTACGAGGTTGTCTTAGTCGAGACTGTCTTTGTAGCTGTCTTACAATTCTTACGAGTTCTTTTTGATTCATATTACCAATTCTTACAAGACCAATATCTTGCGGTTAGTTTTGACGGTGGTGCAGTATCACAACGGTGTCTAGCCCTAAATGACTTACGTCTTTTGGGTTGTGATTTCTTTATGGATAGTTTGGGGTCTCCATAACGTATTAATTTGACCTGTTTGCCTTGTTTTGCAAGTACAGCGAACTTTTTTGACTTTCCAGGTGTTCTTTTGGGCTTGTTATATCCAGAAAATCGTTCACCACGATAATTTATGGACATTAAACCATAAACTTTCGCTTTTTATTTTGCATTTTCTTCGGATTACGAAGTTTTGCAAAGTCTGCTGCTGTTATTTTGTCTCTTGGCTCAGCAATTTGAGCTATTTTTTTCTGTTTTTTACTTAGTCTTCTTGGCATTTCTTCTTTTCCTTGCAAAAGTTGACACATTAGTTGGTTTACCACCCACTCCTTGTGCTTTTGATCGTTTTCTTGATACAGCAGACTTAATTTGTGATGCTGTCATGCTACGTGCCTTTGATCTTGGTACGCATTTTGGGTATTTACGCTTTGAACCTTTAGCAGATTTACGACCACAGGGTTGAAATTTGCCCTTTTTCTTTTTGGCTCCAATATCAACCCAATCCCCTTTTGGTCCTTTACCAAACCACGCTGTTAATCCTCCAGATGGTTTAGCCATTATGCAGTCCTATACTTACCGCCACGCTTTTTGTATGTGCGTACAAGCCATCCATTAGCGTAAGCTGAAGGGTATACCTTAAATTTACGCTTAGCTTCTGCTTTTACACGTGCATACAGTGCTTTGTTAGTTGGAACTGCCTTCTTCTTAGCCATTAACCCATCATAATTAAAAGACCTTTTTTCTTCTTCATGGTCTTTTTCTTAGATTTTTTAACGCCTTTTTTCTTAGATCGTTTTTTCATTCCTCTAGCCATAGTGTCTCCTACTTATTTTTTTTCTTTTTCTTCATTCCTTTTTTCTTGGAACGCTTCTTCATTGATCTTTTTTTCATTCCTACCATGATACAACCTCCTATATGATTGTCGTTTAAGTACGGTGTCAGAGAAATAATCCTGACTCCAGTTGTTATAATATCCAATTTTATCTAGATGTGCCGAGGCATCTTCTAGTTCTTTGAATGGTTGGATAAGTACCATAAAGAATTCGTTGTCTGGCTCCCAATCACCCTCCATGAACTCCTCTTCCTCATCTTCAGGGTAGGATGCCATTAGATATGTGTTTAAAGGCACATAAACGTGATTTAAAGCATGAATATAGTCGTGTAGCTCATCGGATGTCATTTCCATGTCAGAACACGCCAGAATGATCAATTTTAAGCGTTCTTGAAATAAAACCCCTGCCTGCTCTGTAACTTGTCTTAAAAAATCCTCATGGTCATCAACTACGAGTATTTTGACTTGTTTGCGTAATCTAGCCTGTTTTGCGTATGGACAGATAGGAAATTTATCCCCAGTCTTTTCCACATGGTCTATAGCCCAAGAGATTATATCCTCTTTGATAGTACGCAGTTTTGTAGCCATTTATGCCAATAATCTATAATTAATTTAATAGAGTTTGTAAATAAAACCCCCCTTATTTTGATTATCTGATTGGATGAGTTATGACATTGACATAGACCCCTGCTGTCTGCGTTATGGTGTACCCATCATTAAAACCCCCATGATTTTAGTATTATAATACTGTTGCAATAATGTCACAGTAATTATAACCAATAATAAATGGCTAAATAGAGCCATTCTTTATT